TTGGTTCTAGTACAGGCTCAAAAGAAAAGAGCAAAGAGTTGCAAGATTTAATGGATAAAAGAGAACCAAAATTATGATGGATTGGAATTTAAGTACCTATTTTACCCAATACGAGTTTAAATGTAGTCATACAGGCGAATGCGATATGGACCCTGAGTTTATTCGTAAATTAAATGAGTTGCGTACCGCATTTGGAAAGCCTATGAAAATAACTTCTGGGTATAGACACACAACCCATCCCATTGAACGAAAGAAAAAAACTCCAGGAGCCCACACAACGGGGCAAGCTGCTGATATAGCAGTATCAAGGGAAGATGCTTTTCATTTATTAAGAATAGCCTTAAATACAGGTGTTTTTAATGGGATCGGCATACAACAAAAGGGATCAGGTCGGTTTATTCACCTAGATACTCTCATTACTACCAGCACAAGACCGCGGCCTACTGTTTGGTCTTACTAACCGTTTTCCCAGATATTAGTTCAGGCTCAGATAAATGAAGTCCGGTTTTTGAAGCCAAAGCAGATGCCATAATTTGTAAGTTCATTTCTTGCGATATCGACTTTGCATCGGTTTTAAATTCGTAAGGCTCGATCTTATCTACCTGATCGTCTGTTAATTGTTCGTCTTTTAAGAATTTATTAAGGCTTTTTAGGTCGGCAAAGAACAAAAAAGAATAGTAAGAAGTTTTAAAAAATACTTTGTAGAGTTTCATCATTTTTTCCTTTTTAGGTGGGATTTAGGTGAGGTCATTTGGTTTTTTAATGTGCCCGAAATTGTGTCTCAATGAGTGTATACTGTACTTAAATGAGCGTTAATTAAAAAAAACCTTTCATTTAAGTGTCTGATTTTGTTGGATTATTTTTTACTAAATATAGGTGGCTAGAACTTTCACGGTGGGTACAGGGGTTCGAATCCCCTTGGGGACGCCATCTTTCGGCACTATTTACAGATTGTGCCTCGATTGTGTCCGAATCGGTTGGTTTTTTCAAACGGTTCGTAGCCTCTCTTAATCTCGATGGAGCAAGGTGTGCGTAGCGCATAACCATCGTCAAACTAGACCATCCTCCGAGTTCCTTTAATTCAGCTAAAGACATACCATTTTGTAGTCCCCAGGATGCAAATGTATGGCGTAGATCGTGCCACCGAAACTCTTTTATTCCTGCTTTATCAAGAGCCTTTTGAAATGGCCTTTTTGGATTAATTACTGGCTTTCCTGAGACTTGTGGAAAACAATATACTTCACTTTTGCCAGAACACTCTTTTAAGATTTCTAATGCCCAATCACTCAGAGGAATAATGAGTTGCTTTTTATTCTTGCTCTCATCAGACCAAACAACAACATTTTTTGATTGTTTGTTAACCTCACTCCACTTTAAATTTAAAACGTTATTTCTTCTTAGCCCAGTAGCCAATGAGAACGCTACTGCTGGCCTCAAATAATCTGGTAATACCTTTTCTAATCTAAGCCATTCACTTTGCGACAAGAACCGCATACGGGTTTGCTGTATCGGTTTCTTATATAAAATGGGTAGCGGATTCTTATATTTCTGGGCAGATAAACGAGCAGCGGCCATTACCACGGTTACATATCGATTAAACGTGGGGTTACTTACTTTTAAATGTTCTTCCAGGTATTTATTGTTTACCTCGTAAATTGGGATGTCTTTGTACGAGTTTAGAAACTTCTGGACAATAGCACGATCAGTATCAATTCTTTTTGCCTTGATTTGCCGCATTTCATACCAATCAGAAAGGCAAGCAAATAAAGTGCGTTTTGCACTACTTACCTCTTCTAATTCTTGTAAAAACTCAGTCGCTAATTGAGCGGCTTTGCGTTTGGACTTTGTTCCAAGACTTTTTCTAATCTTTTCTTGGCGATAGAAAACTGAGAGCCACCAGATGCCATTTCGTTGATACAAGTGCATAAATTTGCATACTCCACAAGTTGAGAAACCAAAAACCCATATTCTTTTCCAACCTTAAAACCCACCTTACCTTGACGTGCTAAGGAACGCAAGGTATTGGGCGAACATCTCAAAAACTCTGCGGCCTCAGAAAGAGTTAGGCTAGTGTCCTGCGGTGTTTTTACCATTTTTTTTCTTCCTTACACATAAATAAATTTTATCTTTAATTTTGATTAGTGGCAGTTTTTGTCGCTCTGCAACAGTTAAATTTTCTTTCACAAGTTTTAAATCAAAAATATCTTTTATTCCCATTTATCATAGCCTCCAGATGGAACATGATCCCACCCATCATCGTAAAAAGGCTCATCAACTTTTGTTTTTTCTTGTTTAATTTTTACAACTTTTTTAACTGCTCGTTCTTCTGTTTTAAAAATTATTCCGCATTTTTTGCACCGCCTTCTTCTTCTTACAACACCAGGTGAAGTGCGTGTATCAAGTGTTTCACTTTTAGCGTTACAAGTTGGGCAATCCATTGTTAAAACGGAGGCTCATCATCAAGTTTTGTAGAAGTATAATTGTTATTTTTTTTAAAACTTTCACCATTATTTTTCTTTGGCTCAAACAACATAAACCAACCCTCCGATGCAATTGGAACAACATCAAGTTTTAAACTAAAACCTTTATCAGTCTCAATCACTTTTCCGCAATTGTGATATTTCTTTTTTTCCTCGCCAGTATTTTTGTCCTGATACGTTCCTGTTACGGCAACCACATCATATTTCACGCCCATATTATTCTCCTCTATTATTTAATTCTTTCCATTCAAAATTCCGAAACAAACATTTTGCATCTACAACGCTATCGCTTCTCTCAATTTCTAATAAACCTTCATAAAACTCAGTAGCATTTGCGTAACCTGCCGCGTAGGCAATTTTCCACAAACTATGTGTTTCGTTTAAATTCATGTATTGAAACCACCATACAACCCCCCCTCCAGCAACAAAAATCAACGCTTTTACAAACACTTTGCTTCCTCTGCTAAGATTTCAAAAAAGACTTCATCAAAAAGTGAGCCTCTCATCGTAAAAAAATCTGCTTGGATCACTTCATTAAAAAGTCGGGAATAAAAAGCCTTGTAGTCATTGTTAAGTTTGTATGCTAAATCTGAATTTAAAGTAAAATGTAAATCCCACCGCATCCGTTCCCAGATCGCAGCTACACCAAAGCGTTTTTGCTTTGTAAAAACTTGATACGCAAGGTTATAAAATGTTTTCCAAACGATTGGGTTTTTTTTATGAAAAACTAAACAATCTTCAATAATTTTTTTTTCGTTCAAACTTAAAGATTCTGGGTTATAGTAAACCTCATCGGCATGGCGCAGAAGAAGTTGCTCGGTAATCTCTTTAGGCGTTCCCTGTAAAACGTATTCAAGCTCAACCATAAATACCTCCTTCAATATTGTCACAAAGTTGTTTTTCCATCTCATCGACTTCCTCTAGAAACTCCGTTACATCTTTTTCCAACTCCTTACGCTCTTTATCAGTCGGTTCAAAGCGCACTACAAAGAGTTCAATATCTTCTCCAACGCGTGGGTCAAAACTTACAAAGTCGCACCATTGCCTACCTGTACAAACAAGCTGTGCAATCATTTGATTTTTGTGAGGCGTAGGGACTTTGCCTGCAAGCAACCACTCAATATGAGTTGTAGAGTTTGGGCATTTGATTTCTAATAGCCCGTCTTTTTCAACGAAACCATCTGGCGATGCACCGAAATTTTTAATAGTAGAGTGGAGCATAAAACCAACTTCTGCTACTCCACGATCTTTGTTTTTAATTTGATAAGCCATTCTCGCAATTGGTTCGTTTTCTGTACCCCACTCCATCGAAGGGGAAACAAACGTATCTACGGGCATTTGAGTGCGACGCTCAGTTAGTAAACGGATAGCGTAATTTTTACGTTTTACACCTGTTTTCGAGCGCATATCATTTGCCTTAGATGCAGTTCCTTTTCCAAGACGTTGCTTAAACCATTCGTCTGAGCGTTGGTCCATCAGAATTGCCTTGCGTGTATTTCAGTAATTTGCTTTTTTCGTGCCTGCGCCTTACTTACTAATTTTTTAGTAGTATTTGTAGATTGTTGGTGGATGGCGTTTTCAACTTCATTGGCACTTGCAAACTCCGTACCTCCAAAACCCAAACCAGATAAGGCCCGACCGATTGCAGAGGTTTCAGCATTTTCAAGGGCAGAAGTTTTATTAATCATAGAACTGCCTCTTTTCTCCTCAGCAAAGCCCGTAGAAAGAATCCTACTAGTCTCATCAGAAATGGTAGATTTGATAATGACCACCTTCTCATCTATTTGTACAATTTCGTTAATAAGGGAGAATCGTGGATATTTCTCCCGAAACTCCTCAACCCTTTTCGCTACGGTTTTATAATCCTTGCCTTTTATATTTACTATTCCGTTCATTTTTCCTCCAGTAACCTTAATTAGAATTTGTTCAGTAAACTTTATACTAATATAAAGTAAACTTGACAACAATGCAACCAGTTTCCTAGATTTAAAGGCAAAAAAAAACCCACCTATTAAGTGGGCAGTAAAGATTATGCTAATTAAGCATCTGTCTTTTTTAGCATCTTTTAAAAAAAGACATTTAAGGCTTGGGGTAAGTTGTCTCTACAAAGTCCTCCTAACTTCTTTGCAAACCCCTATAATTTCTATATCTTGAACTTTATTGTCAAGCGTGGGAAACAATTCGTTTTCAGGCAAAAACTGAAAATGATCCGTGCTGTAATCAATAATTTTAATTTTACGAACGTAGATAGTTTTATCTGCACGAATCAAAACATAATCTGTCGGTTTAAATTCGACGTTCGGTTCTACAATCACAACATCGTCTTTTCTGAAAACCTTCTCAAGAGAGGTGTCGAGGACTCTCCAGGCAAAACAATCTTTTAAATGAACATCAACAATCAATGTATCCTCCGTTGGTTGTAAATAAACATCTTTGTAAAAAATTTTTGCTGATGAAGTTGCATAAAATTCAGCGGTTTCATAATTAAGTTTCGCAGGTAACTTTTCGTTTGCAAAAGCAGCTAGTGTAATAATGCTCTGCATTTTAGGAATATATTTGCCGGTCTCCCAACTAGAAATTGTTGCCTTTGAAACACCTAGTTTTATTGAAAGTTCATCCTGAGTCCATTTTAGTTTTTTTCGACAAAATACTACCCACGAGTCGATATCCATGTTTTACCCTTTGAATTGAATTGAATTGAATTGAATTGAATTGAATTGAATTGAATTGAATTGAATTGAATTGAATTGAATTGAATTGAATTGAATTGAATTGAATTGTGTTAACGTGCATAAAAAAATCTCCGTATTATTATAAAAAAAAATTACTCCGGTCGCAGTTTGAAAGTCCAGATTACTTTATTTATTTAATAAAGTCTAGTTTTCTTTACCTTAAAATAATATTTAAAAAAATTAAGGAAACTGTATAAAAAAGTAATGTTTACTTTATAATATAGGTATGAATACACTAGATATAGTTTTAAAACATACCAAAACCAAGACGAAACTCGCAAAAATCTGCAATATTTCAAAATCGGCTGTAGGACAGTGGGGAAATGTTATTCCAGCACGTTTTTGCCCAACAATCGAAAGAGTAACTGGAATCCCGTGTGAAACCTTAAATCCGCAAGTGGAATGGAGCGTGCTGCGTGAATCTGACCAATCGAACAACTCTGAAACTGAGAGAACAAGGATATCTTTGTGAAAACGTTGAAAAGTATAACTATTTCACTAAGAGAAAAAATGATTTGTTTGGGTTTATCGACGTGGTGGCGATTAGCAAGGACGAGACCCTTGCTGTGCAAGTTACTTCAAAAAGCAACATGAGCAGCAGAATTAAAAAGATTAGTGAATCTGACAACTACCCGTTAGTAATGGGTGCCGGTTGGCGAATCATTGTGCATGGCTGGTTCAAAAATAAAAAAAATAGATGGGAGTGCAAAGAATTTGAGTTTTAAACGCGAAACCTCAGCGTTTCAGTAAGAAGGGGAAGATGGGCTAGAGGCTCTGGAATAAGTAGCCAGAGAGCAGGGGTCGACACCCTCGATAGCCGTTAGGATCGGGTCGGGCTGACTAACAGAGCGTTGTTACGCAATACATCTCCTGTCAAAAACTGTTTTACGCAGTTGGTCGTTGCTGTGGAATTTTGATTTTAAGAAAGGCAAACAAAATGGCGCAAAAGGTTGATAACAAATTTGAGGAAGTTTGGAAGGCTTATCCAAGAAAAGTGGCTAAAGCAGAAGCACGAAAAGCATGGCTACAAACAAAAGATGTAAGACCACAAAACACAGTAATTATTAAAGCAATAAGAACTGCAAAGCTACATTACTGGGATTTAACACAACCTGCTTTTATTCCACATTTCGCTACCTGGTTGAGAGGTGAGCGTTGGGAAGATGAGTATGAAGTTGATCTAGGAACAGATGTTCTTGTTGATGGAAAGATCAAACGTTGGGACGAGACTTGGTCGGGTATTGTTTCAAAAGGTAAGGAAGTTGGAATTCTTGAAAGCGATTTTGATAAACCACAACAATTTAAAAACGCTGTGTTTAAAAAGTGCAAACCAGAGTTAAAGGTTGCGTGAATGAGTTGGCATTATTCGCAGGCGCAGGTGGAGGAATCCTCGGTGGACATTTGCTTGGATGGAGAACCGTCTGCGCAGTCGAACAAGAACCCTACTGCATCAGCGTATTGCTCCAAAGACAAAATGACAAGGTTTTCCCGACTTTCCCGATTTGGGATGACATTTGCACCTTTGACGGAAGAAGATGGCGAGGTATTGTTGATGTCGTATCTGGAGGGTTTCCATGCCAGGACATCAGTGCAGCCGGAAAAGGAGCAGGAATCAAAGGAAAAAGAAGTGGACTCTGGAGTGAGATGGCAAGAGTCATTGGGGAAGTTAAACCGCAATGGGTCTTTGCAGAAAACTCACCAATGCTTGTTTCCAGAGGACTCAATATCGTCCTCTCCGATCTTGCCCAAATGGGGTTTAATGCTCGATGGGGAATTATTGGAGCAGACGATGTCGGAGCAAATCACAAAAGAAAACGCATCTGGATTGTCGCAAGAAACGTGGCCAACGCCAGATGCAAATATGGGAGCGAGGGGCACTCAAGAACATTGGACAAAAACAAGGCCATCAGGCCAACCAGCACAATACACACTCAATCAGGCAGTCAGGGATTCTGTGAAAATGTGGCCGACACCGAGAGCATCAAGTGCAATGAACGACAAACAGGAAACTTGTCTGAAAAGAATAAAAAAAATGGGATACGAGGGGAAATTGGAACAAGCTGTAACAATGTGGCCGACACCGACAGCAACAGAAGCTCGACAAGGTTATCAGGACAGAACAAGGGGAAAAAAGGGAACGCAAAAGAGTTTAACCACCGAGGTTATAGACAAGGAAGGCGGTCGAGAGAAAACTGGTGGTCAGTTATGTCCGATATTCGTAGAGTATCTCATGGGATGGCCGCTAGGACACACCGACTTAAAGCCATTGGAAACGGACAAGTACCAGCAGTGGTTAGAGTTGCATGGGAGACATTGAGTAAGGACTTATGAAAAAAATATTTTATTTAACGAGTGATGATTTTCGTGCGATGGCGATAGATGCAATTCGTACTTCTAATGAGGGTGAAGTCGTTACAATTCAAAGCAGAAATAGAACGACAGAACAAAATTCTTTGTACTGGGTTTTGTTACAAAATTTAAGTGAGCAGTATGTCGATGAGGGTAAAACGTTCTCAGCCGATACTTGGCACGAATACTTCAAACAACAATATTTACCAAAAGATTATGTAGAACTTCCTGATGGAAACGTAAAAGAAAAAGAGCGCACCACAACTAAATTAAATAAGGCAGAGTTTTCAGAATATATAGAAAAAGTCCAGGCATTTTGTGCGCAGTTAGGGATAGAGGAATACACAATTTGACAACAAGGGAAGAGGCAGAAAAAGCAGCACAAAGAATATTAAAAACAAAATATTGTTCAACGTGCAACTCTCATCGTCCGATTGAGTATGGAAGTTTTACTTTAGCAAGTAACGGTAACAAAAAATGGATTTGTGATAAATGTTTGAAAAAAATTTCAGATCAAAAAAAATCTTAAACTTTGCAAGAGATTGTCCTTTTTGTATGGCCTGTGGCAAACCAAGTGATGACACAATCGTTGCTGCTCATTCGAATCAATTATTTGATGGAAAAGGAACTGGATTAAAAGCCCATGACTACCGCATTGCATATTTGTGTTCGGCATGTCATTTCAAGGTGGATCAGGGAGATTTATCAAGGGAAGAAAAAAAAGAGATTTGGGAAACTGGACATCGTGGTTCTATTGGTTGGTTGTTTCAGTCAGGTAGATTAAAAGTTGTTGAACCTTCTAAATATGATTGATGAGATTTTGAGAAACTGGGCCTTATATTTACAAACTTTGGAACCCGTTTCTCCACAGCCAGATTCTCATTGTCGGAGTATTGAGCATCGATATATTCCAGAAGCAGGTGAAGTTTTTACAGAAGAAAATAAAAAACCTTTTATAGATATTCAACAAGGAGAAAAAGTAGAGGCGATTGTTTGCAAATTAAACTCTCGGTTTAAAGAAATCTTAAAAGCAAGATATGTTACTCACCCACATCTATCAAAAGAAAAACTAGCTAGAAAATTAAAAATGGATAAGTTTCAGTTTGAAGCGGATCTGTCAATTGCAAAAAATTATATTAAAAAGGAGTTGTAATGGAAAACGATTTTAAAATCACGCCAATGAATGTTGACTTAGAAGATGTAAATATTAAGGTTCTAAAAGATTGCCAGAGGACAATTAAAAAAGATGCAAATGGCAATCCAACTGGCGCAGTCGTTTTAGTCTGGGAAACTCAGGATGGGATAGAGATTGGAAGCAACGGTGCGCACTTGCCCGTTCAAGCCTACTTACTAGGTTTAGGGACCGCGCACGTTAATAACGTTGCTTTGGGAGTGAAGAAGGGGTAGCGTATATGTGGCCTTCTTTTATGAGGCGTTCTTCTGCAATTTTACGTAACTTATGCCGAGTAAATTTGTCAACTCCTTGGCATAATTCTGCAACCATTTCTTCCACTACTTTTGATTGTTCGTTTGTAGGAGCCGTAACAGCAAGGACCAATCCTTTCACAATCATTTCATGTAACTCTCGTGTTTTCTTATCAGTTTTTTTCATGCTTTCCCTTTCAACACTTTTTTGTAAAGTTATATTTATTATATTAGAGCAATTACCCCATAAAGTAAAGCAAACTTTATTAAATATTCATAAATATAAGAAAAACTGTCCAAAATATGTTGAGTAAACTTTTATTTTTTAGTAAAATATCACTTGAGGCATTGCGCCTCAAAAAAAAGGCAATCCTTCAAGCCTTGTTATAAACCTTGAAACCCCCGAGCTGGACATGGCTTAGGGGTTTTTTTTTAGGAGAAAGAAATGATAGGAAGGAAAAAAGGTAAGGGAAAAGGCAAGCGTCCAGGGCGTAAATAAGTTTGGCGTATTTAATCTCAAACATTCCTTATTTTAAGGTTTGGGTGCGCAAAGAGTTTACCTGTAACCATGAGCGTTACCACGGTGAATTTGTGCATGGTTTGGTGATTGCGGTTACAACAATGCCAGATCGGTGTTTGAGTTTTCAAGTAATTTTCACAGGTTGCGAAACTGATCATTCAGAAGAACCGAATGTATTGGGTGGTGCAATGTGGGCGCGTATGCCGATAACCAGTTTATGTTATGACCTAGATTATACAGAGTGGCCCGAGAAGATGGAAACCCATTTGGTACAACCTTGGGACTGCCCTAGTCATCATCACGCAATTGTTACGTTTGACAGATGTAAACCCTCTGCATGGTTAGCAAAAATTGATGGCGGTTTTTATCAGGCTAAGTACATTACAACAATTGATTTTAGTGAGAGTGAAATTGCAGATTCTCCAGATCAACATAAACAATCTCACTTGATGTATGTGACTCAGCCTGGTAAATGGTTTGGAAATATTATTGCTCTTCCAAATAATCGGGTAAGGGTTACAAGTCCTGCTCTTTGGGAAACTGGTAAGGGTGCGCCAGACTTTTGCCCAAGTGAATATACACATTGCGCAGAAGAAGATTCTAGTTATCAAGACCCATCGTATGTGTTTAACAATTTGTATGCGGAAGATAAAAATGCTGAAAAAAAGTGAAGTAGAAAACGTAAGAGAATTTATTTTAAAAAAGCCAAAACCAAAGGGAACGAATACAGTTGCTTTGGATAAAAAACTTTTATATGGCCCAAAAAAAGCAACAAAAATGAAAGCTCCGAAACGTGGCTAAAAGCACAGTTAATTCTTCCAATAATTACACAAAGCCGACAATGAGAAAACGTTTGTTTAACAAGATAAAGGCAGGCTCAAAGGGCGGTAAACCTGGTCAATGGAGTGGTCGGAAGGCGCAAATGCTTGCAAGAGAATATAAAGCGAAGGGTGGTGGGTATAAATGAAAATAAGTAACAGAGCAGCGTATCGATTGGCACAAAAATTTACAAAGGTTCCAGATCCATCGATTGTAGTTACGCCATCAAAACCGTTAACAGCAAAAGAAAAACAAAAAACGTTTTATAAAAAACATGGCATTGGATGGTATCCGTTTCCATTAAGTGAGGCTCGGTTAAAAAAGTTTAGTTACGGATTGAAAGATGGCACTTAAAAAGGCTCAGAAATCATTAAAAACATGGACGAAACAAGATTGGACAACCTCTGATGGTAAGCCTAGTAAGGGAAAAAAAAGATACCTCCCGAAAGCCGCATGGAAAAGTTTGTCTGCTTCTGAGAAAGCCGCCACAAACAGGGCAAAGGCCGAGGGAAACAAAAAAGGTAAACAGTTTGTAAAGCAGCCTAAAAAGATTGCGGCAAAGGTAAAAAGGTTTCGATAATGGTTTTGAAAAAACATCAAAATCCAAAGGGAGGATTAAACCGTGCTGGAAGGCGCGCAATAAATAAAGCCACAGGGTCGAATTTAAAACCTCCTGTATCTGCAAAGCAAGCTAAGAAAAGCCCAAAGGCAGCAGCTAGGCGTAAATCCTTCTGTGCCAGGATGAGTGGGGTTAAGGGGCCAATGAAAAAAAATGGAAAGCCCACCAGAAAAGCATTAGCGTTAAAAAAATGGGATTGCTGATGAACAATCAAGACTGGGAAACTGTAGATAATTTAAAAAACGACATAGATGACGTAAGGTTTGGCACGATAGCAGACCAAGATGAAAAACTCCTTGTAAGTAAGTATCTGGAAGAGAGAAAAAAAACATACGAGAAGACTCGGTTTTTGTGCAGACAAGATCAAAAAGCCTACGAAAAAATACTACCTACAAAACCAGATACATTGTGGAATGAGCAGTTACAAAACGATTATGAAAAATCAGAACGCTTAAAACATAAGTTAGTGGAATGGGATGATTAATATGACACAAGATGATTGGGAAACCTTAGAAAATATTAAAAATGATCGTACTGAGATGCGTTTTGGAAACCGTGCCACAGTAGATATTAGTGATGAAGAAGCCAACCAAAGGTTTGCAGAAGGACGAATGAATATGCACGCAAAATACTACGGGCATCTTAATTGGAAAGCATTAAGAGGTTTGTAGTCAATGCAGATTGAAAAACTAGAGACGAACAAGTTAATCCCTTATGTAAATAACAGCCGGACCCATTCAGAAAACCAAGTTAGTCAGGTAGCGGCAAGCATTACAGAGTTTGGGTTCAACAACCCTATTTTAATTGATAAGAAAAACACAATCATTGCAGGACATGGAAGATTACTAGCGGCTCAAAAGTTAGGATTGCCCGAGGTTCCTTGTGTACGCTTAGAGCATCTAACGGAGACCCAGAAAAAAGCCTATATTATTGCAGATAACAAACTTGCTTTAAATGCAGGTTGGGATGAGGAGTTACTTTCTTTAGAGTTAAATGGGCTAGAAGAAGACGGGTTCGATACAAGTTTAATCGGGTTTGATGAGAAGGAAATGGCTCAAATTCTATCTGGGAACCCAAAGGACGGATTGACGGGAGATGATGAACTACCAGAGGTAAGCGAAAACGCACAAACAAAGGAAGGAAACCTTTATGAGTTAGGAGTCCATCGGTTATTGTGCGGAGATAGTACAGAGGAAAACGTAGTAAACAGATTGTTTGATGGCCAAACCGTTGATTTATTGTTAACTGACCCTCCGTATGGGGTAAATTATGCGGAAAAAAATACGTTTTTAAATAAATTAGACCAAGGTAAGCGTGTACAAAAGCATATCCAAAACGATGAAATTCCAGACTTAAAAGAGTTTCTAGTAAAGTTTTTACAAGTCATTCCTTTTTCTGAAACAAACATTTTTTATATATTTTTTGCAGGTCAACAATTACATCACATTCAATCGGCCTTAAATTTAGCAAAGTTAAAACTTAGTCAATATCTAGTGTGGAATAAGAACAATCACGTTTTAAGCAGAACAGATTACTTATATAAACATGAGTTTATTTTGTATGGATGGAAAAATAAACATAAGTTTTACGGGAAAAAAGGTACAACGGTTATCGATCACCCAAGGCCGTTAAAAAACGAATTACATCCAACAATGAAGCCTGTGGGTTTGTTGACCAGATTGATAGAGGATGGGTCTTTACCAAATCAAAATATCTATGACCCCTTTTTAGGTAGCGGCAGTACATTGATAGCCGCAGAAAAAATAAACAGAAAGTGTTTCGGAATAGAAAAAGACCCAATCTATTGCGATGTAATTATAAAGAGGTGGGAAGATTTTACAGGAAGTAAAGCAAAGTTAATTGATTAAATCGGAGTTATAAAAGATGGCAAGTGCAAGAAGGGGCAGACCTTCCCATAAGCCAACCGAGGAAAAAAGAAAGCTAGTGCGTACATTAGCAGCGGTTGGAACAAAGTATGAGGAGATCGCTGTAAAATTAGATATCGCAAGTGATACGTTAGTAAAGTATTACTCCAAAGAATTAACTGATGGCAGGATTGATGCGAATGCTCAGGTAGCAAAAAGTTTATTTGAGCAGGCAAAGATGGGAAACACCGCGGCTGCTATCTTTTGGTTAAAGACTAGAGCGAACTGGAAGGAAACCCAGGTAAATGAAATTGTAGGTGCTGACGGCTCTCCGATACAAACAGTAACGAGTATTAAGATTTGTGGAGTATAAATTAGAACTACCTAAGAAGATTCTACCAATCTTCCAACCTAAGAGATTTAAAGTATTGTATGGAGGAAGGGGCTCGGGTAAGAGTTGGTCTGTAGCCAGAGTATTGATTACCAAGGCAGTAGAAAAACCGATAAGGATTTTATGCGCAAGGGAGACACAAAAGAGTATTCAA